ACATCACTAAAAGCAGAAGGTACAAACTTCATCGGTAAGGCACAAATTCTTGCAACACCCATGGGTAACATCGCAAGAAATCTTTTGGAAGAAGGTGTCAAACTAGGTGTCTCATCTAGAGGCATGGGAAGCATCGACCGCCAGGAAAGTGCTTCATATGTTATGGACGACTTCATGCTTGCAACCGCAGCAGATATCGTTGCCGATCCTTCCGCGCCTGATGCATTTGTTAATGGCATCATGGAAGGTAAAGAGTGGGTCTGGGATAACGGCATTCTTAAAGAAAAAGAGATTGCTGAAATGAAGTCCGAGATCGACCATTCTTCTCGCGTCGCGCTAGAAGAAGCAACCCTAAAAGCGTTTGAGCGTTTTATTTCCGCGCTCTAAATTGCTACTTTCATAAATAAACTATAGATTAAATCAATAACGAACACGAGGAAACTCAAATGTCAGATATGCTTAACGAAAAATTTGAGGAGTTTGCTAGTGAGCACGCTGCTGTCCTTTCTGAGGCTGGTCAAGATCCTATGCCAACAGTGACCGCAGCTGTGCTTCCTGGCGATGCTGCTGCCTCAGGTCAATCCCAAACCGCTGTCAATGCAAAAGCAGCAGCAGGTGAGGGCGCAACAGGACATGCCGCACCAATTCAACCTGGCGTTGCAATTGGTCAAAAAGCACCACAAGAAGTCAACAGCGTCACAACAACTCCTCATGAGCATGATGAGGATGGCGACGAGAATCCTGGTGCTAAGGCAGCTGCTCCAATTGGCGGTGGCATTTCTGGCGAACCAAATCGTGGCGCAAGCAACACCGACCTTCCTAACGGCACCGCTCCTAAGTTTGGTAGCGAGATTGCTTACGGAACCAAGGAAGGTGGTAGCGTAACCTACCCCATCAAACCTAAGTTTGAGTCGGTAGACATGAGTGCAGACGTTGCTGCTCTAACCGAGGGCACCGAACTCACCGAAGACTTTGCTGAGAAGGCAAAGACAATCTTTGAGGCTGCTGTTACTTCTAAACTCAACGAAGAGTGGGCGAAACTGGAAGAAACTTTCGCTGCTCAAGTCGCTGAGGCAGTCGAAGTTTCCAAGAAGGAACTCGCTGAAGAAGTAGAAGGCACTCTCAACTATGCAGTCAACAAGTGGCTTGAAGAAAACCAAGTCAATGTTGATCGCGGTATCAGAAATGAGATTACTGAAGACTTCATTGTTGGTCTGAAGAATCTCTTTGAAGAGCACTACATTAACATCCCCGACGAGAAAGTTGACGTTCTCGAAGGTGTAACTGAAGATCTTTGTAAGATGGAGGAACGCCTCAACGAACAGGTTAAGGCTAATATTGAACTTCAAAATCGTCTGGATGAGTCCAGCAAGCAAGTCATCGTAAACCTAGTTTCCGAAGGACTCGCTGACACTCAGAAAGAAAAACTCGCTTCTCTTGCTGAGGGCGTTGAGTTCACCACTGAGGAGGAATTCTCGAAGAAACTCACCACCATTAAGGAATCCTACTTCACTAAGGAGTCGGTAACCAAAGCAGAAGTTGCAGATGAAACTCCTGTCGAAGGCAGCAGCGATGACGTATCACCAGCAATGGCAGCATACATCAACGCAATGTCTCGCTGGAATCAGTGATTTCATAAATAATACTATCCACAATTCCTAACAAACACTCGGAGAAAAAATGTTTAACGCAGAATCTCTCCAGGAAAAGTGGTCCCCTGTTCTGAATAACGAAGCAGCTGCTCCTATTGCAGATCGTTATAAGAAGGCAGTGACCTCTGTCCTCCTGGAAAACCAAGAACGCTTCCTACGCGAAGAGCGTGGAATGCTTAACGAAGTTGCAGTCAACAGCCTCGGCGCTGGTACTGTTTCCCCTGCTGGATCCGCTCTCGGATCTTCCAACACCGCAGGTCTCGCTGGTTTCGACCCCGTTCTGATCAGCCTCGTTCGTCGCGCAATGCCTAACCTGATGGCATACGACGTTTGTGGCGTTCAACCCATGAGCGGTCCTACTGGTCTGATCTTCGCAATGCGTTCCCGCTACGAGAACCAGGGCGGCGAAGAGGCACTCTTCAACGAGCCCGATGCAGGATTCACTGCAGGTCTCGATGCAAGCGCAGGCGCATACACTCCTAGAACAGGCGCTGGTGTTGGTGGCGATGCAGAAGGTAACAACCCTGCACTCCTCAACGATTCCTCCCCTGGCACCTACGAGGTTCCCCGTGGTTTCTCTCGCGAAGATCTTGAGCAAGCTGGCGATGCTGGTAAGCTGTTCCGCGAGATGTCCTTCAGCATCGAGAAGACCTCTGTGACTGCAAAGTCCAGAGCACTCAAAGCTGAGTACACCTTGGAACTGGCACAAGACCTCAAGGCGATCCATGGTCTTGATGCTGAGCAAGAACTCGCTAACATCCTGTCCAGCGAAGTTCTCGCAGAAATCAACCGCGAAGTCGTCCGTCGCGTATACAGCGTTGCTAAGCCTGGTGCTGCAAACAACGTTGCTAACGCTGGTATCTTCGACCTCGACGTTGACAGCAATGGTCGTTGGTCTGTTGAGAAATTCAAGGGACTTCTCTTCCAAATCGAGCGCGACTGCAACGCAATCGCACAAGAGACTCGTAGAGGAAAGGGCAACTTCCTGATCTGCTCTGCTGACGTTGCATCCGCACTCGCAATGGCAGGCGTTCTCGACTACAGCAGCGGTCTAACTGGTGCAGGCGGTCCTGCAATCGGTACAGTTGATGACACTGGCAACCTCGCAGTTGGCACCATCAACGGACGCATCAAGGTCTATGTTGATCCTTATGCTGCTAACCTCAGCGACAAGCACTACTATGTCGTAGGTTACAAGGGCACCTCCCCATATGACGCAGGTCTATTCTACTGCCCATATGTTCCCCTCCAGATGGTTCGCTCGATCGATCCTAACAACTTCCAACCAAAAATTGGTTTCAAGACTCGTTACGGCATGGTCAGCAACCCATTCGTCACCACCAACGGCGCTTACAACGGCACCCCCGATGGCGAAACCCTCACCGCAAATGCGAACATGTACTATCGTCGCGTCCAGGTCACCAACCTCATGTGATCCAGACTCCACGAAATGTCAGGGGACCCCAACAGGGTCCCCTTTTTTTATACATACGTGTATGATAGAAGCAAACCCATGCCGAGAGGACATGTGAACAAACAAGAGATTCAAACCAGAGTTTACAAACTCAAGACTGCTCTGTATGATAGCACTGACATGTTCAACTGCTTCTCCGACGAGAAGAAAGCAGGGGCACATGATGCTCTCAACCGAGTCCTAGACATCCTTCAAGAGTACCGCGAATGAAAGACTTAGATTTCATTGATGATTTCTTTGAGCAAGACGACAAACAAATATTGAACGAACGCATCGTCAAAGCAAAGAACGATGTGTTGATGGAAGAACCCTGTCCTTTGTATGAAGATGATGAGTGATTGGCGAATGAGCGATGACCGATTCGAGTTGCGTAAACTACTCATGATGGGTCTAATCGCTGAGGGACAAGTCCTGTTCCCTGCCGTATATGACTTCTGTGACTTCGCTATCAGTCAAGGATATGGCGAGTCCTACAAATGCCTCTCAGACACCGATAGAGAAGGCGCTGACAAGTGGATCAAAGCACGCTATGAAGAATGGGATAAGCACCTAAATAGTTAGTGCTTGGGAAGCTGACAATGCCTGCATCTTGGTATAAACAACAACCTACAAATAGAAACTATCTATCTCCTTTGGGTTTCCAGTTTAAGCTGGAGACCTTTGAGGGGGTAGATTTTTTCTGTCAACAGGCAAACCTGCCTGAGGTGCAGATGCCTTTCACAGAGGTTCCTACACGCTTCAGGAACATCCCTGTGACGCCTGGTGGAGGTGTAACCTACGGAGACCTCACACTGCAGTTTATCGTCGATGAGGACCTTGTAAACTACAACAGCGTCGTCGATTGGATCAAGAGAAATGGTGGAGCAGAAGGACACGAAGTTGATGAGATTGAATTTTCTCAAGGTGCATTGCTAATCACCACATCTCACTTCAACGTAAAGCATGTAGTAGAGTTCGATCGTATGTTCCCTGTGTCAATTACGGGACTGACCTTTGACGCTACACAAACTGACCAGGAATACTTTACAGCAGCGGTCACTTTCAAGTATACTTCTTTTAGGATCCGAACCAGCACCACCTTATGAATTTTGACAAACTACATCATTTATTTGAAAGAATTAAAAAGGAGTGGAAAGAGGATAGTCACGTCGAGCATGAGTTCCGAAACAAGCAGTACACAACTGACTTGGGAAAGATCTCCATGGAGATCCCTTTCTTGCATAATAAATACTTAAACCATTACACGGATCTTTCACAGGTAAAGACCAGTCTGGAATTTGAACTGAGAAAAACCATAAAGGAAAAGCGCGAGTATTACGGAGGAGAAGCAGACGCTCGTATCTACGCTGAGAAACCTTTTGGGTCTAGTATCAAGACAACTGAAAAGATGAGAGTCTATCTAGATGCTGATGAGGACATTATCAACATCGAAGCAAAAGTAAAGTACATTGACATGATGCTCAACTATCTTGATCATGTACTGAAGCAGGTTTCTGCTCGCAACTACCATGTGAAAAATGCGATTGAATGGGAAAGATTTATTAATGGAAACTAATGTCCGACATCGTTGTAAAGAAGAAGAATGAGGTATACCTGACACTGAAGTCAGAACCTCATATTCACCATGAACTATCTGACTACTTCTCATTTGAATTACCAGAAGCAAAATTTCTAAAGAGACAACCCAGATTCAAATACTGGGATGGCATGATTCGTCTGTACTCCCCAGGTACAGGCGAACTTTATGGTGGGTTGTTGAACCACCTAAAAGTATGGGCAAAAGAAAAACGTTACAGCATCGAGTTTGAAGAAAATGAATGGTATGGAGAAGCAGAGGAGTCCAATGACTTTGTGTCAAAGGGTGGCGTAAAAGTCTTCATGGATAAGATCTCTAAATATCAACCTAGAGACTATCAATACAACACAGTTTACCAGGCACTCAAAAACAACAGAGGGTTATTCTTGTCACCGACAGGATCTGGTAAGTCGCTTATGATTTACAGCATCGTAAGATATTACGTTGCTACCAAGAAAAAGATTCTGCTGGTAGTTCCTACCACGTCTTTGGTAGAGCAGATGATCAAAGATTTCAAAGACTATGGATGGAACGCCGAGGACTATTGTCACGCCATTTATTCGGGCAAAGATAAGAATACTGATAAACCAGTTGTCATCTCTACCTGGCAATCAATCTATAAATTTCCCAAAAGATACTTCGATGACATTGAGTGTGTTATCGGTGATGAAGCACATTTATTTAAGTCAAAGTCCCTCACAGGGATCATGACTAAACTGCACAATGCCAAGTACCGATTCGGATTCACTGGTACGTTGGATGGCAGTAAGACACACAAGTGGGTGTTAGAAGGACTCTTTGGTTCATGCGAGAAAGTAACCAAGACGGATGATCTTATCAAGAAAGGATACCTTTCTAACTTCCGTATCAAGATCCTTATGTGCAAGCATGAGTATCAGTTCTTTGAGGACTACCATGCAGAGATGGAGTACCTTGTCACATGTCAAAAGAGAAACAACCTCATCAAGAATCTAGTCAAAGATTTAGAAGGCAATACATTGGTTCTTTTTAACTATGTGGAAAAGCATGGTGAACCATTATATGAGTTGATAAATAATGTTGTAGGGGACGAAAGAAAAGTATTCTTCGTTCATGGTTCAGTTGATGTAGACTCCAGAGAAGAAGTCCGAGAGATTGCTGAAAAGGAAGACAACGCTGTCATTATCGCATCATACGGAACTTTCTCTACTGGTATCAACATCAAACGTTTACACAATATTATCTTCGCATCACCTTCCAAGTCTAGAGTTCGTAATCTACAATCTATCGGTAGAGTCTTGAGGAAGGGAGAAGGAAAAGAAATGGCAACACTTTATGATATTGCTGACGACATCTCTAACGAAAAAAGATCTAACTACACTTTAAGACATCTATACGAAAGAGTGAAGATCTATCAAGAAGAGAATTTTAAATACGACAAAGTAAAAGTAGATCTAAGAAAATGATATGGAAGAAGAATTCTATTCAACAATAAAATTATCTACTGGAGAAGAACTTGTAGCAAAGGTATGTTACTTACCCGAAGAAGATTCTTTACTAGTAGAGAAACCAATGCTAGTAGAAGCATTGACTCAAAAAAAGAATGGTAAAAGAGTAGAAGGGTTTATCTTAAAAGAATGGATCAGATCATCTTATGATGATATGTTTGTAGTGAAGATGGAACAGATAGTCACTATGAGTGAGTTAGATGAAAAGATCAAAAGATTTTATCTAGGTAATCTTGATAAAGATTATCAAGATGAGAATAAGATCAAACCAAAGAAACTAAAAAACAATGGTTATGTAGGTAGTGTAGAAGAAGTCAAGAGTAGTCTTGAATCTCTATTCAAAAGAAGTTAATAGATACAGTTATCTTTTGAACCCTTGACAGAGTTATTGTACTGAGTTTCTGAGGTTCTGTCAAGCCCTATTGACAGATTGTCCTCAATCACTTATACTACCTGTAGGCATAAAGCAAAAGATGGTAAGGACCAAGAACAAAGAGTATTACGTAAACAATAAAGAGTTTCTTGCTGCGATCGTTGAGTATCGTCAAGCAGTTCATCGTGCCAAGGAAACTGGTGCAGAGAGACCCCGTGTTACGAATTACCTTGGAGAGTGTTTCCTGAAGATTGCAACACACCTGTCTTACAAACCGAACTTTGTTAACTACATGTTCCGTGAAGACATGATCTGTGATGGTATTGAAAACTGCCTGCAATACATCGACAACTTTGATCCCGAGAAGTCCTCCAATCCTTTTGCTTACTTCACTCAGATCATCTATTACGCCTTTCTCCGTCGCATTCAGAAGGAGAAGAAACAACTAGAAATCAAAGGTAAGATCCTTGAGAAGTCTGGTTATCAGGAAGTCATGTATACCGAAAAGTATGAAGGTGACATGGCAGGGATGAATGCCTCTTACTCAGATATGGGTAGTATTAAAGAAAACATTGAAACGAGGATGAACCGATGAAGGACGAACCAATTACAGTTGAAGACTACAAGTTAGTCTCAGATGAATTCTTCCAGAAGTATGACTTCGTAGTGGAACGAATGAGGGTAACTGCTAGAGCAGAAGATGTTTTGAAAGTCATGGAAGCACTCAGTGGTGCTGTCATGAAAGACAGAGTGAAAGACAAAGTAGGACCTTTTGGATTTAATAAGAATGGACAAAGTGGAAACGAAAAAGGAATCGATTCTGGGGAGTCTGGGACCGAATCCAACGATTGAGAAAGATATTCCAGAAGATCAAGTCTGGATTGATGATGCATTCTTCATTAAGAAGACACGCTTTGGTCTCTATACTAGTGTCGTAAAAGAACCTATCTTCGGTGCTCACTTCATTACAGGTGCTACTGAAGAAGGTGTGTTGGAAGTCACACGTTGGCATCTTAAGTGTGTGCAAGAAGGTATCATGCATGAGTATACTAGAGTCGTGAATAGCGGCGTTGTTGGAGGTAAACTATGAAACCGACTGAGAATTACGAACAACTGCTTGAGCGTTTTACCAAGCGAACTGAACAACTAGTTGACAGACTGCAGGAACTGCAAGATGCTCATTACGAATATGAACGCATTGAAAGAGATCTGATTAGACTAGAAGGATCTATGCAAGCAGTAGAATACCTAGCATACGGCACACTGCCTGGTGATGGTAATCATGATGGTATGAAAGATCACAAACCCCAATGAAAATTGCTCTAATTACAGACCAGCATCTAGACGGACGTAAAGGTTCTCTAGCATTCTGGAACTACTTCCAGAAGTTCTATGATGATGTATTTTTTCCTACGCTTGAGAGAGAAGGTGTCCGCGTCATCTTTGATCTTGGTGACACTTTCGATAATCGAAAGTCTATGGACTTTAATACTTTTAACCGTGTTAATGAGAATTATTTCAAGCGACTAAAAGATTACGAAGTCCACATGCTGTTGGGTAACCACTGCACGTATTACAAGAACACAAACAAGATCAACTCACCTGAGTTGCTGCTTACCCAGTATCCAAACATCAAGATCTATTCTGAACCCAAGGAAATTCTGATGGGTAAGAAAGTGTTCTTGATGTTGCCTTGGATTAATAGAGAAAACCAAGAGGACATCTTGCGTCGATTGGAAACAAGTGAAGCAGACATTTGCTGTGGTCACTTGGAACTAACTGGGTTTGAGATTACCCCAGGCATGAAGATGGACCACGGAATGGACCCTGGATTGTTCCACAGATTCAAACGAGTCTGGTCTGGACACTATCATCACAAGTCCAAGAAGGGTAACGTTCAGTATCTCGGCAACCCTTATCAAATGTTCTGGAATGATTATAAAGACGTTCGCGGATTCCATATCTACGATACTGAAAGTGATCGACTTAAGTTTATTAGAAATCCGTATGACATCTTCGAGAAAATCTACTACGACGACTCCCGTGTGGACTACTCGAAACAAGATGTGCTGCATTATAAAGACAAGTTCATTAAGATTATCGTCGAGAACAAAACTGACTACCATACGTTCGAGACACTGGTTGATAATCTTTACTCAGTAGGAGTGCATGATGTAAAGATCGCTGAGACCCTCCTAGAAGACGATCTGACGGACGTTGATCCTAATCTAGAGGTGAAGGATACGATGACTCTTTTGAACGAGTATATCGACGAGGTAGAGATGTCCGTAGACAAAACCAGTCTTAAGAACCTAATGAAATCTCTATATATTGAAAGTTGCGAAATTGCATAGATGTTTATTCTAACTCTACGTAATCATGACTCTGGTGTGTTTTCTATTGTTGATGATTTGGGAGAGCACGTCATTCCTATCTGGCACGAGTATGATGACGTAGAGCGTTACAACATCATGATTTCAGATCTGACTGACGATAAGATCCCACTAGACATAACCGAAGTCGATGAAGAAGTTATATGTACGGCATGTGAGGACAGAGACCAAAAGTATGCTATAATATCACCTGATGACTTATTGATTCCCCCTGAAGATATTCTTGCATGATTACCTTTAAAAAGATTCGTTGGAAGAACTTCCTATCTACAGGGAACGTATTCACCGAAGTTGACATCCTTAAATCAAAAACCAATTTGATTGTCGGAGAAAACGGAGCAGGTA